CTCCGTAGCGGCGCTGCGGTACGAAGACGGGGACAGGAAGCGGTGCTTGTTCACCTCGATGCGGCGCTGCAGGTCGAAGTCTCCCACGTTCGAGAGCGCGCGCAGCTTGCTCCATGTGTTGGGGATGATCGCTGACGCGGCCTGAGCTATCGCTCCCGTGGCAGTGCCGATCCCCTGCGCGTGCCGAGCGACGATGACGTCGAACTCCGGGAAGTCGATCGGAGATCCTTCGATCAGGACCCTGAACCACGCTCGCACGTAGCCTTCGGCCGTGAAGTCGTTGGGCGAGGTCGTGTACGCAGCCTCGGACTTTTCGCCCATGGCCACGGTGCCCGTCAGCGGCAGCTCTACGTCGCTGTCGCGCGGCCGAGCATGGAACTCGACGGTCGCGTTTTCCGGCACCGTGAAGACCGACTCGCCGAGCATCAGCCTTTGCGAGAGGATCTGGACGGTGCGCGTGTATGTGACGATCGAGTCCATTTGCGTTTGCGGTGGAGCCCCGGGCCGGAGAGAGCGGGAAACCCGGGGCTCCTTTCCGCTTACGAGCCCGCGTTCTCCTCGCCGGGAGTGCTACCTCCGCCGGCAGCGGGAGCCTCGTAGTCGAGCACGGTTGTGCGCGGGCGGGCCTGTAGAGCCTCGTAGCGCTTCACCGCGTCGACGGTCTCCGGGTCGGACTCGGCGAGCCGGTGCAGCACGTCCGCGCTGGTCAGCTTGTCATAGTCGTCCCAAGGTGCATCGACCTTGCCTCCCTCGTGGGAAGTGCCCTCGTGGGTGTACTGCTCGCCCTCCTGCTCGGAGATGGAGCCCTTGGAGAGCACCGACTGCTCTGCCTCCACCGGCTCGATCTCCTCGAGGATGCGACGGGTGCGGGGATGGTTCGCATCGAAGAGCGAGAGCAGGTGTTTCCCGATCTCGCCCTCCTCCACGATCTCGTTCCCCATCGCGTGCGGACGGCCCGACTCGACTCCCGCGGCCATGCCTGCGCCGGGGAGCGTGAGGCTCGGGACGAGCACCTTGAATCGGCGCACCTTCCGAGCCTCCTGCTCTGCCTGGATCGTGTCGTTCATGGCTTCTCTCCTCGGCCTAGAACACGTTGGCGCCGCAGCGAGTGCGGTGCCGATCGATGTTGTTCACGATGATCTCCTTCCCGCAGTGCTCGCATGGCACGCGGCGTCGCTTTGCGACTGCGTCAGAGTAGCGGCGCTTCTGCTCTGCAGAACGCGTGCTACCACGCCCGCCGCGACCGAAAGTGTTGCCCTTCATCGCAGCGCTGTGAGCTACTTTGCGCTCCGAAGTCCAGGCCCGTTTTGAAGCTTCGCCAACCCTGCGACGCTGCTCCTCGGAGAAGATGTGGCCACGAGTGCCCTCGCCTCCGTCCGTCTGATTCGTGAGACCGTGACCCTGAGAACGCATGAAAGCGATCCACCAGATCTCCTGCTCCTGCCACGCGGCCTCGGTCTCCACGACCTCGAGAATGAGCACCTTCGCGGTGACACCATCTCGGGCGAGAGACCGAAGCCAGTGAGCTCTGTGTCCTTCTGCGTCCTTCGCTTCCACGTGCCACATGCACCGCTCGATCACCTTCGTCGAAAAGCCGACGTAACGCGTCTCCTCTGTACGAGGATCGATGAGCGCGTAGATGTGGCCGAATGGCTGCATCAGGTTCCGTGTATCAAAAGACGCTTGCCCACACGAAGGCGCCGGGGCGACGGACCCGCACCATGCGGGCCGAGGCCTGACGCCAGTAGTGAGCCTTCGATCGATGGTCGACCATGACCTCGGACTGCGACCCCTGCTGCAGCGCGAGCTCATTGTATCCCGTGCTGACCGCGACGAGGCCGTCCGCGATGTCTGCGATCGGGTCCCCTTCGAGGACGTACGGCGTCGTGATGAACACGACTCCGTCCGGGATGTACTTCGTCATCGACGAGAAGCCGCGGTTGAGGTGCTGCGTGGTGTCGCGGTATCCCCCGTCGTAGATGTAGAACGACGTGTTGCCGAGGAGCAGCCGCTGGATGTCGGCCATCTCGGGCAGCAGGACGTCCCGGTTGTACTGCCCCAGCAGGGCCCGGATGTTCTGGTTGAACTGGATCAGAGCCCAGGTCTTGCTGTTCATGTGGATCTGCGTCCCGTAGGCGCCGACCGATTCGCCGGGCAGTTCCTGCCAGGCGCGGAGGTCGGAGATCGGGTTCGCGTTGGCGAGGTCGGCCCACGACACCGAGGTCGTCGGCTTGTTCTGCGCCGGGATCGGGTACGTGAAGACGACCGTGTCTTTCGTGTCCGGGTATTCCAGTGTCAGCGACCCCTGCACCGCCTGCCAGAACATCCAGTCCGTCAGGCGCTCGTTCCTGAGCTGCAGGATCTTGGCGCGGGTGAGCATGTCCACCCCCGCTGCACGCCGGATGTGCATGTCCGACGAGTTGAGCCTGTGCCACAGGGACTCGGGGACCACCGTCATCTCCTCGAGCAGAGCGAGTTCGACGCTGTCCTCCGTCACCTGCAGCGTGGGCGTGTAGAGCCCAGGCGTTCCGTCGGGGGCCTTGAACTGCCCCTTCCCGAACGAATGGATCTCGACCGTGTCCAGCTTGATCTGTCGGTCCTGCACGTCGAACATCGGCGCGATCATCCGAGCGAGAGAAGGTTGCTGCTCCCGCGCCACCTGGATGTCGCGGTTGACTACCTCAGTGAGGGCCTTCTGATCCCAGACATTGAAGGGCATTTTTCACCTCCTCTTTCTCTATTCGAACGTCGAGTTCCGCAGCGTAGCTTCGAGAGCACGCTGGTAGAACGCGAAGTTCTGAATGCGCGACTTGTCGAACGCGCAGTTGAACATGAGCATCGCCGCAGCTTTCGTCGAGCCCGACGTTGCGTCGTCGAACCAGAGCGTCGTCGCGAGGATGCCCTCGATGTACTGCCCTTCCGTGGTGGTCGTCACAGCCGCTTTCGGGGCCGTCCCGCCGGTGAAGGCTTCCGTCC